CTATTAATCGTTATAAGGAAGCAACAGAGGATAACTTTGTACGTGGATTTACTGATGAAGAAGAGTTCTTCTATCGTAAACCAACAGGTAACAGAAAGCTAAGTATGACTTGTTCTTACTGTAGTTTTAGATATACTTGTTGGCCTGATTTAAAATATGAACGAAACCCTAAATCGAAGTCAGCAAATGCCTACTACCACTACACGGTCTTCAAGTAGAATAAGTGTAGCGTCTGCGAAAGCTAAAGGACGCAAGCTTCAACAGTGGGTACGTAATTACCTTCAACAGCATCTTAAAGGTGTTGAGGATGATGATATTACGTCAACTCCTGGTGGAGTTAATGGGCCTGATATAGGTCTTAGTCCTTTGGCACGTAGGCTATTTCCTTGGACAGTTGAATGCAAAGCAAGATCATCCTTTGCTGTATATGCTGCCTTGGAACAAGCTGAGACTAATATGATGAAAGCTACAAAGCCTGTAGCAATACTAAAAGGTGATCGTAAACGTCCATTGGCATTAATGTATGCTGATGATTTTATGGAGTTAACTATATGTCCGACAAAGAAGAAGACGAAGAAGTAGCACACGAAATACTTATACCTGATAATACGTATGGTATATTTTGTACGTTTGATAAGAAACGTAATGAACTTCAACTTTACGATGGTAATTTTAATGGTTCTGAGATGGTTGAAAATATTGGTATTAGAATTAGAGAAGTATTAGAAAGTGTAGTTGAAGAAGCATCTATGAGACTAGCAGAACAGTATAATGTAAAACCAGCTAAAAAAGTAGAGAAAATAGAAGGTAACATTGTATACGCTAACTTTAAGAAAAGGTTACATTAATGATTACAAGAAAAGCTGTATTACAAAAAGCAAGTGAACTTATTACAGGAGATAGGGATAAAGAGTATGGAGATGCATTTACTAACTTTAATGACATAGCACAAGGTTGGAGTCTCATATTAAAGAAACACGTAACCAGAGAAGATGTAGCATTATGTATGGCATGGGTTAAGATGGCACGATTAGCTAAGAACCCTAATCATCAGGATAGTTGGATTGACATTGCAGGGTATGCAGGTTTAGGAGGAGAGATAGGTTCAATGGATGCCTCAACTAAATTAGAAGCTGCCAGACAACAAGAGGTTCTTGCTAAAGTTGAAGCCGAAGTAGATTGGCAATTGTGAGATAATATGGTAGTATCTATTTATATAAATGCCCAGATAGATAGTGATGCCTGTTGGGTTCCTGTTGATGGTAAGGCAGGATTAGAAGAAGACATGAAGGAGTTAATATCATCTGCTGTTTCAGATGCTCTGGAAGGTATAGTTATAGATAATATAAAGGTAGTAGTAAACGATGACATTTAAATCAAACATGAATCCAATGTTCAGATCCAAATTCTCTGAAGATATATTTAACTTAAAGTATGCTCACACTGGTTGCGATACATGGGAGCAGTTATCAAGAGTACTTGTAGAAGATGTATGTGGTAACTTACGTGCAGGTGAAGAAGCTTTGATGCGTAAGGAAGAACGTAAAGAACTACAGAAGTACATAACAGATCTAAAGTTTGTTCCTGGTGGTAGATATATTTACTATGCAGGAAGAGATAGACGTTTCTATAATAACTGTTTTCTACTATCTGCTGAAGAAGATACAAGAGAAGATTGGGCTAACCTTAGTTGGAAAGCAGAATCATGTTTGATGACAGGTGGAGGTATTGGAGTAGACTACTCTGTATATCGTGAGTCAGGTAGATCTTTAGGTGGATCTGGTGGACTAGCATCTGGCCCAATACCTAAGATGCAAATGATTAATTCTATTGGGGCTAATGTAATGCAAGGAGGATCTCGTAGATCAGCCATGTATGCATCACTTAACTGGAAACACAATGACATACCTAGTTTCTTAACAGCTAAAAACTGGGGTGATATGAATGTTGGAAGTACAGGATTTACATTTAAAGATATTAAAGAACAAGACTTTAACTTCCGCGCACCATTAGACATGACTAACATTAGTGTAAACTATGATACTGAATGGTTGATGAACTACTGGAAGACAGGTGATGTTGGTGAAGTATTCTTGAAGAATGTTGAACAGGCATTAACTTCTGCTGAACCAGGATTTAGCTTTAACTTCATGGAGAATGAAAAGGATACACTGAGAAATGCTTGTACAGAAGTTACTTCTGCTGATGACAGTGATGTTTGTAATCTGGGTAGTGTCAATCTTGGACGCATTGATTCACTTCAAGAGCTTGCTAGAGTCGTTGAACTTGCTACTAAATTCTTAATCTGTGGTACACTTAGAGCAGAGCTACCTTATGCTAAAGTATATAAAGTTAGGGAAAAGAATAGAAGACTAGGTTTAGGTCTTATGGGTATGCATGAATGGTTAGTTAAAAGAGGAGAGAAGTATGAAGTTACCCCAACATTACATAGATGGTTATCGGTATATAAAGGCGTCAGCGATAACATCTCTAAAGAATTTTCTGATGAGCTATCTATATCCAGACCAGTTGCGAACCGCGCTATCGCTCCTACTGGTTCTATTTCTATACTCGCTGGTAGCTCAAGTGGAATAGAGCCTATCTTTGCTGTAGCATACAAGCGTAGGTATTTAACTGGTGGTACTAAGTGGAAGTATCAGTATGTCGTAGATTCAGCAGCACAAGAGTTAATTGATATGTACGATGCTGATCCTGATAAGATAGAATCTGCGCTAGACTTAGCAGATGATTACGAAAGAAGGATTAAGTTTCAGGCAGATGTACAGGACTACGTAGATATGTCTATTAGTTCTACTATCAATCTACCTGCTTGGGGATCTAAGTTTAATAATGAGGATACTGTAAATGATTTTGCTAATACTTTAGCATCGTATGCACATAGATTACGTGGATTTACAGTGTATCCTGATGGTTGCCGTGGTGGTCAACCTCTCTCTGTAGTACCTTATAGTGAGGCAGTAGATAAGTTAGGAACAGAATTTGAAGAAGCCGTTGAGACACATGATATCTGTGAAATTACCAACTCAGGAGGGGTTTGTGGCGTATAAAAGAAGATATCCTTTTCCTATGAGGGATATTATAGAACAAGGTAGGAACGGATTTAGGAGGAACAAAAACAATCCGTTTCCTCCTACTTCTGATAGAGCAAGGGAATGGCAAAGAGGCTACAATAAGGAGTACTATAGATGCCTGAACCAGAGAAAACTTTAGTAGGTAAGCAGGGTGAATTTATAATACTAGCAAACTTATCTGAGATGGGTATATCTGCTTATCATATAGATGCAGCCGACACAGATATTGTTTGTATTGCTCACACTGAACGTCCTATTAGAATACAAGTTAAAGCTATGGTATCTAATATAGGAGAAACATTTAGGGTTAGAAAAAGACACAATCATTACTATGATGAAAATTCTTTTGAGATAGTAGCTTGTGTTATCTTAGATACAAAAGAAATATACTACCTTAATTTTAAAGCAATCAAATCTATATACGGTGATGGAGGATCAGTTACTGTTAAGAAACTAAGGCAGTTTACTTACGGACTTACAGTAGAAGAATGTTGGAATAAAGCAGTTAAGAAATATTATCCTGGATTTTTAATAGAGGAACGTAAAGATGAAAGCTACCTTAGTAGACTCAATGGGAACGGATCTGACAGTGGTAAACGCAGCGAGGGTCAGCTTCAACAAGGAGTCCTCTTTTAGTGTATCAGAGATGGGTGTGTTTCTTAATGCAAAGGATCAAAAGTTATTAGATTTTCTTGCAAGGAATGAACACTTCACACCCTTCACACATTGCATGATAACCATGAGAGAAAGAGTTCCTCTCTTTATAGCTAGACAAAGGTTTAAACATACTGTTGGGTTTAGCTACAATGAGATAAGTAGAAGGTATGTAGATGATCTCCCTGAGTTCTATGTGCCTGAAGAGTGGAGAAAGAAAGCTGATGATAGGAAGCAAGGCTCATCAGATGAAATTGTAAATATAAATCCTGCTCACCTTATGATAGACGAATATATGCAGTCTATTAATAAAGCTAAGTGGACTTATATACATTTACTAGGTATGGACGTTTGTCCTGAACAAGCAAGAATGGTTCTACCTCAATCAACATACACTGAATACTATGTAACAGGATCATTATACGCTTGGGCTAGGGCATATAATTTACGCAGTGAATCTACTGCACAACAAGAGATACAAGATTTAGCAAGTCAATGGCATGACATTATATTACCATTGTTTCCTGAAAGTTGGATATCTCTAATAACTAACCTTAAAGGAGGTTAAGATGACTAAAATACTTACAGGAGGTTTAATTGGTTTATGTTTGTTTATGTTCAATGTTTCCGCATCGTACAGTCAAATACCAGAAAGATCAGGATGCAAAAGTTTGGAAGAAGCTAAGACGTATATTCAAGATAAACACGGGGAACAAATTGTATTCCGTGGAATCTCAGCCAGAGGACACGTAACATTTATATTTAATAATCCTACATCTGGAACTTGGACTGCTGCAATTGTACGTCCTGAGAACTCTCAATTACTATGTTGGGTAGATTCAGGGTTTACAGGTGAAGTTATGAAGAAAAAAGACGATATTAGGTGGTAATTTAGGGCAAATCCTCTGAGAGCCATTTTAAGCTAGGCTAGAGAGAATGTAGGTAAAATCTGGACACTACCTACCAGAGACATTGCTTACACCCTCTCCTGCCTCATCCTACGAGGTCATTTTTTTAAGAATTGAGTAAAAAATGTGGAAAGACCACAAAGGAATACAAATTATTACCAAGACCCCACTTTATACCGTTGATTGGTATATCAAGTGGGTATCAAGTATAATACTAATGATTTCTACAGTACTGACTGCTAATAACATCTTTCCATTAAACCTGTATTTCCATTCAATAGGTATTGGTGGTTGGTTAATTGTAGGGATGTTATGGAATGATAGAGCATTGATGGTTATAAATGCGTTTGCTCTAGCTACACTACTGACAAGTTTATTCAGAATACACTTGACAATGTAGGGAGAATGTGATATGTACCATAAAGTTGTAGTAACAAAACCAGAAGGTAATAAAATCAGTAATGGTTTTGCTTTGTTAAGAGAAGCTAAGAAATATGCTAGAAAGTATTCTTGGCCTAATGATCGAGTCCAGATAATAGAAGAGAATCAGGATGAGATAAATATGTTGTATGATTATATTGTTGAAGATTGGAGTAAGAAATGATTAATGAAAATAGTCCTAAAGTAAAGTTACTAATAGGTTTATCTATAACTGTATTAATGCTAATCACTGCTATAGGGTTTAGTTATGCAGATGCTAAGAAATGGGTACATGACAGTTCATGCCCATACGATAATGTTACGGGTAACTATATAGATAGCAAAGGTAATCAGTATGCCTACGGAACTATGGAGACTGCATCTAACTGTGCATTTCTTGGATTACTACCCAAGATCGTGCAGGACAGATTAGGTTCTCTAGGAGATAAACAAACTCAAAAAGATACAGAGTTAATATTAAAGTTAAATGCTAACTCGCGTAAGTAAGACTTGGGGGAATTAATTTTCCCCCTTATCTTTTGGTGAACCCTGCACCGAAATACAAGCCAGTGATTGCAGCGACTAAGTTTGTATCTAATGGGGTAATTACAAAACCTTGAAATGATTTCCACATCATAGCCTTATCTGGGCCAAACATCCAATTCATAAACCCACCTTGTAGCTCTGCATAACCTACAGTAACCATCCAAGGATGTTCTGGATATATCAGTGGTACTATCTTAGGTAGCACGATAATAGAGAATACAGCAGATAATGCTATAATTCTTCTAGTCCATGCAAAGTGTACATCTTTTACACCATGTTCTCTTGCAGAAGCAACGATCTTGCTTTCTTCTGTTAGGGCAGCGATATACATTTTGTTAGCTTCTTGCTTAGACTTAATGTTCTGCCCCCATATGCTCATAACACCACCTAGTACGGTTGATGCTAAAAGCGTAAATATTTCCATTGGAAATCCACCCATAGTATTCTCCTTAAAATCCTAAACTATTCATCTGCGATACGTAACCACCTTCAGCAAACTTCAAATCATCTACACCTGAAGATGTTTGCATATTTAATCTTCTAGCAGTTCTTTGTAATCCAGTAAAATCTCTTTTACCTAATGAACCCCTTTTACTAGCAATTGATTTTATTTCTTCTAGTATAGCCTTTTGTTTATCTGAAGCTTCTTTATCTTTTTGTTCGTCTACATATGTTAATATATTATCTAAATTTTCTTGTGGGTATCTTTGTTTGTATATCTCAGCAGCATCAGAAAAATCATCAGAAGATATTCCTTTTCTAAAATTAGCCAAGTAATGTAAGTTAGGTCTTGCTTCTTTAACCATAGCATTTGCTAATTGTCTTACATTATTAAATGTTTTTTTTCTAAGACGTAAAGCTTGTAAAAGTCTAGGAGGTACATTTTTTGCACTTTGACCAAAAAACATATTATCTAATGTTCTACGTTTTTCTTTAGGTGATTTATTTAAATACTCAGGATCATTTA